CATAAAAAATTTCTCCTAAATAATTATAATTTTACCTTAATCATGCAGCCAAATCAACCTCAGTCCAAACATTGTTTACCCCTAGATTAATCTCTTGCCAAGAAGTAGTATTAACGCTTCCTATAGAACTGGTCAAGGCTATGCCAGTAACGTCCACATTTGCATTAGCTATAGTTGTTTCTTCCCCTATAAACATGGTCATTTCTGAGCCAGTTACATCGTATATAGTGTTTTGTTCAACGGATCCTATTGAACTTGTAAGAGCCGACCCTGTGATAGTCACATTAGCATCTGCAGTTACGGTCTCATTACCTATTGAGCTAGTTAATTCAATACCTGTTACAGAGACATTACCATCAGCTACAACCGTCTCTTCTCCTATAGAGCTTGTTAATTGTATACCAGTTAAAGTTACGTTTGCGTCTGCAGTAGTTGTAACCCCTGCAATAGATGAAGTTAGTTCTGATCCAGTAACCCCCGCTGTTACTCCAATATCTAAGGTTACAGAACCAATAAATGAATCTAAGTTATCTTCAATTGGGTTTACTGATACATTACCACCTGCTTCAATATCTACTGTTTGAATAGACATAGCCATTTGGCTACCGACTACAGATAGTCCTTGAATTTGACCTACTGATAATGTTGCTTGTATTCCAGTTACATCTATGTTTGCATCTCCAGTCATTGTGATTTGACCAGGAGTTGTTGTTAACTCTTGTCCTGTAGGACTTGCACTAGCCCCTGCTGTTACTTCAGCAACTGCACCAATAGACATTGTTGCAGATACGGATCCTGTTTGTACAGAGTAAGCATCACCCCATACCATTGATCCCCAAGCATCTCTACCCCATCCAGAACCAATTAAGAAATTGTCATCAATGGTAACTGTACCTGGTGTTGAAGTTAATTGAGAACCAGTAACATCTTGTTGAATACCTCTAGCAATATCTTCTTCTCCAATTGAAGAAGTTAATTGAATACCGGTTACAGAAAATTGTACTGACGAACCTCCAACGGCACCTGCGTTTGTAAATGTGAGTTGTGATCCTGTTACATCAACATTAGCATTGGCTTGTGTTGTTGATGAACCGATTGATGTAGTTGCTGATATTCCGCTGGGTGAGGCAGTGGCGTTACTTAGATCGCCCCAAGTTTCTTCGCCCCAAGTTTTATTACCCCATCCAACGGCCATATCATTTTATATCCTTATTACGCAATTCTTAGAATCGCAGCAGAAGTTGTGAATGCAGGGAACTGGATTGTAAATGTTCCAGATGTTGCAGTCTTGTCTCCACCAAAATCTAAAACAGCAACTGCTTCAGTAGTACCAGTACCACCGTCAGTAGTTGTGTTGTAAATTAAAGCACCTCTAGCTGTTAGTGTAACTCCAGTAAAAGATAAATCAGCAAAGTCAGTAATAGCGACTCCTGATGAAACTTTAACACCTTGGTTAACTAAAGCTTTTCCACCTGCAGAGTATCCTGCTGGTGAAGTTACTTCGCCAGATGATGAATAGTTAGTAGTCGATGCTCCTAATGTAGCAGTAGAAACATACATTGCTAATTTAAATGTATCTCCACCACTATCAAAATCATGCTCACCACCCATCAATTGTTTTTTAAATGAATTGCAAATTGCATTAGTTGTAATAGCCATAATATATTCTCCTTATAAATTTGTTTATGGTGACGGTGATGGTATTTTAATTCGAGGTACACCACTGTCGTATTCGCCTCTACGTCTTCTACCCATTTGCTGTAGAGCAAACGCTTGTACTTCTTCATCATACTTGCTTTTGTATAACGTGTAAAGATCTTGAGGACCTTTCAAATAAGAAAAAGCTTCTGTTAATGCACCATGTAATAACATGGACTCTTGATAAGTAGAAAGAAATGTATTGTTAGTAGCACTAAAATGAGGAGGATCCTTTATAAAATTAATTTGAATAGTGTAAGCTGAATCTGGTGTAGGTGCTACAATAATATTGAAATCATCCCAATTAGCCCAAAACTTAGGCAATCCTGTTGCTCCTGAACCATTGTATTCAGAAATAAAACTAGTATCTCTTTTTTCTAAAAAAGTTCTATCAGAACCATTAATAACTTGTACGGATCTCATTATCATACAATCAGCAGGAAGACTTACAGCTCTATTGCCACTTGTAAAAGATGAAGTAGAGTATTTTCTTAAATCATCATAATCTACTTGCCCAGCTACATTTAATTCTGTATTTCTAATAAAATTATCAATAATACTATCTGTTAGTACATTAGAATCTACTTCAGTATAGTCTCTTACTTGAGTTAAAAAATTTGCATACGTTATAGCCATTACGATATCTCCACTGTTACAGTACCTGCCATTGAATTTAATTGTCTTCTTCTATTTTGTGCTGAACCGTTATCTGGTTGCATTCCATTAGATAAAAAACCAAATTGACCAGGTAATCCTAAATCTGCTGTAGTAAAATTAGCTCCTCCAGATATCAAAGTAAAGTCTTGAGGTCTTGGATTTAATAATGCAATAGCATCAGCTTTAACTGTCTTTCTTCTTATTTGAGGATGTTTTGGCTCATATTCAGATATATGAACTAGAGCTCCTGTCCATTCTCTAACCATTTCCTTGTAAGGAAATGCCATTCCAGAACGATCAGATATAGCATGTGATCTTTTACCAGTTGCATGAGACATTAGACACCATCTCCAAAGTAAGTTTGAGGAGAAATGTATAAAGAAGTTCTAGAACCATCTTCATCTAAAGCTCTTTTCATTTCATCTTCATAAGCTAGTTTTAACATTTGTGTTCTATCTGCAGCTTTTAAAAAAGATAAATAGTATGCAAGACCTGCTACCATACAAGGTAAAAATCTATAAGGTGCATCAGGAGTATTTGTGTAGGATCCAGCATCTTCAATTCTAGCAATATAATAATATTTTAAATAAGTATAAGTAACCACATCAGGTGTTTGATACAAATATATTTGTGGATTAATTTGTCTGTCTACATAATACTGTGATGGTTGTCCTGTAGAGCCTTTGTTAGGCAATCCAGCGTATGTAGATCTATCAGTTTTAGTTAAAGACACATCGGTAATGGTAGGACTGTTACCTGCACCTGTAGAAATATAAGCCTCTAGAACATCACTGCAATCACTTGGAGTAGCATATTGATACACGCCACTGGTCATCACTTGTTCTTTGTTTTTAACTTTCCATAAGTGCAATCCTCTATTACCCCATTCTGATAATAGAATATTTAAATTTCTTCTAGCTCTTTTTAAATCGTATCCTGAATCTGTAGTAAGACCACATCTTTCATAGGCTTCATCTATGATTTCGTCTATATTTAAATTAAATGATGTAGTTCCTGAACTTGCCATTATATCATTCCTTTATAATAATCTTTCATGTTTATAAAACCACCTGAATTAAATTTCTTACCTCCAGATGTAGTTTTAATTTCTTCTCGTATTTGTCTTAGTCCTTCGCTAACAGCTGAGTTCATAGACATATCAACTCTTAAATCATTAACGATTTGATTAAATCGTTTTTTATTAGCAGGAGTTCCATTCTTATAATATTTTTCTGCGTAATCCATTATAAAATATCTTTGTAATAGTCTTCATAAGATTTATTAGAAACCATTTGTTCTCCAACTTCTGATTTAATATGAGAACCAATGTATTCACCTGTTATAGGAGAGCCCATGTTTCTTTTTTTCATTGGAACACAATTAGGTACTTTTCTACCATTCTTCATTTTAGTTCCAACCATCTCATAGCCTTCCCAACAAGGACCTTTTCCTTTTTTCATCTTTTTTGCCATTTATTCCTCCATTTTAGCCGCGGCTTTGTAAGTGTATAACTTATCCTTTTTGCGGTTGTACAACTTAATTGATTGTACCACTTTTGGTTTATGCAGTAAACGTCTTGCTAAGAGCTCTTTTGCTATTGGATTTCTTTTTTTTAGCATGTTCGGAATCCTTCATTAATTTGCCATCTGGCATATAATGATATCCTTTAGGAGCTTTTTTCTTTTTAGCTCCACTTAATTGTCCATCAACTTGTTTTGTCATTTGTGATCTTGAAATACTCATACTAAATCTACCGCCTTTCCTATTATTGGTTTATATTTAGTTCTACCATCTTCTTTAAAAGCTCGCAAGAATTGTTTTCTTCCTTTTTCTGAAACATAGCTGCAATGCACCCATCCACTATTAGGTTCTCCTGGAACATAGAATTCTAAAATCATTTGATCAAAATCTAAATTCTTATAAATCCAATCTGCAACTTCAGCATTATCTTTTCCTGGACATTCAAAATCACAAGCCTCTGCTTTTGTATGTTGACTGGTAATTGAACTACCTATTTTAAGACAAAGATCAGGAGATCTAAATCCACTGGTCACGGTTACAGGGCCGAAGTGATCTCTAACTGGTTGTAAAATATTTTCACATAATAATTTTAATTTTTCAATCTGATTAGCATTAGGATTGTTATCCACCCCTAATCGTACCGCAGTGTCTGATTTAATTAACTCTTGTAAAGTAAAGTTTCGAGAAAGATTCATTTTTATTATAATATTTTTTTTATAGATTCTAATTTTATTAATGAACCAAAAGAATAAATCAATCTTTCTCCCTTTTCAATAGGTGTAGATCCGTGATTTTCTAAAGAAGCAAAAATAATCCATAAATCATTTTCTTCTATAGAGAATATTTTATCTTCAATTATTATATCTCCACCTCTATTAGGTTTTTTTAATAAAACATTTGCTCTAACATGAACATAACCTTCTGGAGCTGAATCTTTATGGATATGTGTACAAGCATTATCTTCATAATGATTCATAAGTAAATTACCTAATACAGGTTCTTCTTTATCAGGTACAAGATTAAATTCTAAAAAACTTTTTTCCCATAATTTAGATTTAGTGTATTGCCTAGCAAATCTTCTTCCAAAAGATACTTTATTTTGTTCAAAGTTGTTTGTGTATTCTATGTCTTTAGCGTAAGACCAGTTTTTAATTATTCTTGGTATTTGAAAAAGATTCATGTTCTATTTTTTGTATTTTATCAATTATATCATTAGTAAGATAGTTATCAACATCGTATATTTCCTCTTTAGGTTTTCCAGAATATATATAATGTAAGTTTTTTAAACCAATTATTTCATCATTATAATAAATACCATTTACATTGAATGGTTCGATTTTATCAAAATTATACTTAATCTCTGTATTTAAATAATTACTTAAATCTTTAAAAAAATTTTCTGGATTATTGCAAAAATCTTTATAATAAAATATTTTATAATTTTCATTATTTTTTATAATATTTGATATACTGATTATGCTTCTACCTAATATTTTATCTTCTTCTAAACTGTTGTTAACAAAATCACAAGCTTCTTTTTTTGAATATCCATTATCCATTTGAAGTTTAGCAAAAGAAGCTGCACACTCAACAATAGGTCTAACTAATAAAATAAATTTAGGATTTTTTATAAAATTTTTAATTAAATTTAAATTAAAGGGTGTCCCCCATGTTCCTCTATCTATAATTATATCTGCATCCCAATCTTGATAATATGTAGGTAAAACAGAAGCAATAACATTATCTAAAGATCTATGATTTGGAAAATTTTGAAATATTTCAGTTCCTTTTAAAGAAATTAAATTATAAAGTATATTTGCAGTTATTGAATTAGGAGATACTTTTATATGTTTATTTTGATTTAAAATAGAACTTATTACTGTGTTACCTGCTCTAGGAAGAGAACATAAAAAAACTAATTCTTTCATATTTTTATATTCTTATACTCTAAATATTCTTTAGTACCAAAATGCATCCAACCACTATCTATCTGTATAGACATATTAATTCTATTATTTGTATGAAATTGAAATAGCCATGATAATACAACAGAATCTATTTTTTTACCCATTTCAGAAACTTCAATATGATAACCTATATCATTGTTATTTTTTTCTACAATAATAACTTTTGATAAATTAGGTTTTAACCACTCTGGAATATTTAAATTAGTTAACCACATACAGTTAAAATCTTGGCATTGTTCTTTTGGTCTATTTTCATAAATAGAGCAACCATCTTTACCTTTAAAATGACATGGTCTTCCAGAGAAAAATTTATGATTATATGCAGAACCTTCTAACCAACCTTCGCAACAGGCGGTACATCCGCTACAGGATCTTTTATTCATTTTTATATCAATGGTTTAATATCTTTTTTATTGATTTACTTCCATCTATATTTTCTTCTAATTCAACTTTTACATTACCACATTTATAAGTGACATTAACATTTATATCACGTTCTGCAAGTCTTTTACCCTTTAAACAATCAGACATAGACTCTTGTATTCTGTGTTCTTGCAATTCTCCTGCAATAAACATACAGAGAGCAACGACACTGCTAATAACCGTTTCCATTAGCAAACTCCCGTTGTTTGTCTTTTAATTTTTCTATATCTT